TGAAAATTAATAATATCACCATTCCTATATATATGAGTATTATCCATATTTATCTGGTCTCTGATATTTAATTGTGTTGTGATTGTTTCTATTCCAATCAATGTTGTATCGAAATTTACACTAGTGTTAGTACTGATTGTTACAGTATCTTCTGTTTCTGTTTTTATTAAGTTAAGTCCTACTAATACATCAGACGGAACCATTCCCGATACGGTTGTTCCTCCTGATGATTCAATATAACCCTGATTGAATACTGATGAATCAAATATTCCTAAATCTTCTGTTGGTGGTGGATACGCTGCCATTATTATTATTATATTATTATATATTTTATTGTTTATATAATATTATAATATTTTAATAATTTTCATTATAAATAATTTCTTCTTCGTCTACTAACATTTTTACATTTTTATAAACCCATTTATTTTTATATATTCCTTTAGTTTGACATTTAACACTTTTACCAAATTTATCATCAAGTGTATTATATAATATTCCCATCTTCATAGGTTTGATGCTGTTCTCCTTACACCACATATCATATGATGTTTTAATTTCAGTTTTTAAAATATAATCTGTTGTAATACCATCTTCTAATGTATCATCAATAAAATTTGAAATATTAGATTGTTCTTGTATATATTCATTCTGAGCTTCTAGCATCTCGCCAACTGGATTAAATTCTGGGTTTTTATAATATTCCATCGCACCGTCAACGACCCAAGAGAAGAACTCATTTAAATATTTTGTTTCGATGAGTTTATCAATGCCGTTAATTCGTAGGTATTCGTTTACCTTTGTTGGTTTCTCTACAAACCGAGCATTGAGTGGAACAAGTCGAACACGGTCAACATTTGCCTTGTCGTTCGCATTGAAATCTGGTTTAAAGTTAGTGCATAAAATTAATTTACACATGGGAACGAACGTCATTGGTTCTTTATACAGACCACGAGCTGTGATGGAATCATTACCAGAAATCATTTTAATAATTGCTTCATTTAGTTCATCATTAGGATTAGTTTCACTGAAGGTAGCCATACGACAATCTTTTAATTGTAAAACTTCTGAGCCTCCTGTCTTGCTTGCGTTACTGTTAATGAATACACATTTCGATACCGCTTGATATTGTTGGCATAGAATTTTTGACATTAGATTTAATAGAACAGTTTTTCCGTTGCATCCCTTACCAAATAATATGAAATACACACGGCTATCAATATGACCAGTAAGCCCGTAGCCAAGCATCTTCTGAATATATTTTAAATCGTCTTCTTTACCGCATGCAATAGATGATAACATGTCCATTAATTCTTTCGGTCTGTCTTTAGTATATTTTACTGGACAACCATATGTAAATTTATCTTTCTTATCTAATGATGATGTAATCCCATCTCGTAAATCTAATTTAGTCCCGTCGTCTAATGGAATATGATGTGGTAATACTCTGTTAATCTTATCCATGAATTTATCATCAATAATTTCAGATTCATATAATTTATAGATTCCTCTTAGTCTGGACTCTGAACATAATTTATTAGTTATTTTATGTAATTTTTCTAATAGTTCCTTCCTCGGTGCATCGAAATCTAAATAATTTTTAAATGTTGTCTTGAAGAATGATGCCATATCACTCATGATTTGACCTGTTGATATCTCTGACCATAACATAACACTATCATCTGTCATATTAAAACCAAATAAATATTTTTTAGAATATACATGTCTACCAGCGTTCCATTCAAGATAAAATAAAGCGATGTTATGTTCGTTATCAAGTATTTCAAGATAGCTTTCAATAGTCGGGTATTCGTTTTCCATTAAATATATAACATACTTAATCCTTAAACCATTTTTATATATATATATTTGGTATATATCCAGATTTAAATATAGTCATATCTGGTTAATTTGAGCATCCAGAAATGAGCTCGTTTCAAATAGTTATTTCAAAACGTGATTTTGAGAGATTTGAGCTAGTTTGTGAAAGTGGGTGGCTGATTGGCTGAATGGATACAATTTGGTTGAAAATGCTGGTTTTTCCTTGTTTTTTCCCTGTTTGTCTATATATTAAAAATCTAATATTTCAAATCTATCCAAAGTATCCAAGAAATCCAAAAAAACAGCTGTTTTGAAAAGTCTCTCAGTACAGTGTATTTTTAATTATTACTAAGTTTATATTTTATAGTGTTTTTTTGGATTATTGGATATATATGGATATATATTATTATATATAATGTAATTAAAAAAATAAAATTAAAAATTAAATATAAAGATTAAATAAGTTAATAAAATAATAATGACCAAACTAACTAATCAAGAACTTAAAAAATTTGTAGAAAGTAGTTATAAGAAGAAGAAGGATTCACAAGCAGTAAATAATTATAAATTAGATAACGAACTATCAACCCGACGCAATAAAGTATATCATGATGAAGTATCAGGAAAAGTAATTCATACCGTTGCTGGAACTGACCGTTTTACTGATTGGTTTAATAATATAACGATTCCGATTGGTATGCATGATAAAACTCAACGGTATAAACGAGCTGAAGAGATTCATAAGGAAGCGAATACGAAGTATGGGAAGAAGAACGTGGGACTTGTTACACATTCTCAGTCAGGTAATATAGCAGAAAATTTAACTAAAAAAAATAAAGTTGGAAGTAGTGATAATGTAACACTGAACCCCGCCATCATAGGATCACATGATAAAAAATTAAAAGTTGTAAAAAGCAAAGCGGACCCAGTATCATTACTAACTTTAACAAATAAAAAAGATAAAATTTTTAAACCTACATCATATAATCCTATAACTGAACATAGCACAGAAATATTAGAAGGAAGAAATATAACTAATATAAAGACTAAAAAACATATTAAACATAATATGAAAGATTACGAATCAGAAAGTGCTAATACCACAAGTGCTAATACCACAAGTGATTATGAAACAGATAGTGACACCGAAAGCGATATAACTGAAGCATCTATTATTAAAGATATTACAAAATTATCTCATGATATTCACATGTTATTTGATACTAAGAAACCAAGTAGTAAGGTAATAAAAGGAATGGGGCTGTTAGTTGAAGGCTTAGATGCATCAACCATGAGAGGTCGAGGTCAAACTGCATCTAATGTTGGAAACTCTGATGTTGATGCGTTTAATGATTGGTCAAAGGCTATTGGAAATAAATTTAAACCATTGAATAAAAATTTATCACCAATTAAACACGCAATGACTAAGGCGGCTGTCAAGACTATTAAAAAGGAATCTGGAACTGAAAAATCTGGTTTATCTCGTGTTAAAAAACTATTTGGTGATGGGTTATATACTAGCACGGCTGCTGCTGCTGGTCATGGGTTATATACTAGCACGGCTGCTGCTGCTGGTCATGGGTTATATACCAGTACCGCTGCTGCTGCATCGAAGGGTCGAGGAGTTGGACGTCCTAAGAAAGGAAGTGCCGAAGCGAAAGCATGGGGTGAAAAAATGGCGGCTGCACGTCGTTCCAAATAAAAAATAAATTATTTATAATTAAACAATAAAAAATATAATATATAATGAAATGTTTTATATATAGAATACAAGATATAAATAATTTAGAATCTTTTTATATTGGGTCAACAATTAATTTGTCAAGAAGAAAATCACACCATAAAAAAAATGTAAAAAATAAAGTTGGTAAATTATACTGGTGTAAGTTATATTTATACATAAGAAATAACGGAGGATGGGAATCTTTTTCATTTAATAAAATTCATGAAGTAGAACTAGAAAATTATAAAGATATTAAAAAAGAAGAACAAGCAATAATAAATTTATTAAAACCTTCTTTAAATTCTGTAAAATCATGTTCTTCTTTAGACTGTATAACAACGTATAAAGATTAATTAATATTATATAATATGTCAGAATTCCCGAGCGGTCAAAGGGGCAAGTCTTAAGAGCTTGTGTTTATTCTTAGTGGGTTCGAATCCCACCTCTGACAGATGATTATATAGCATAGTTGGTTAATGCGTGCGACTGTTAATCGCAAGATCGAAGGTTCGATCCCTTCTATAATCGATAAAAAAACAAATAACATCTCTTTAAGTAGTTTATATATATAGAGGACTTAAAGAAATATAGTGTATAGGTTTAAAGAGATGTTATCTAAGTAATTATAAGATGAAAGGAGAAATAACAGTAATGAAATTTTTAGAAACTGACTATAACAGTTTTGATAAATTAGCCGTTGGATATCTTGAACAACTTAACAAAATATCAATCCATACTGGCAACAACCATCCAGGTGGAGATGAATATAGATATGCTATATCTGACAGATTTAATAAGGATAGATTACATCTGGAGATGCTTGGAGAAAAGAATGATAAGGGTAAATTAAATTTTCGTAAGGCTAAGCTTCTATTTAATAAAGTAATAACTAAACGGTATGAGGAATACATATGTTTAACTCCACTCTTTGAAGACTACCCAGATTTATATATTCTATAAAATATCTAATTTAGATATGAACTATAATTATAAAACTATATATAACCTATTAAAGTTATATATAATTTTTTTAGTTTATATTTAAACAATAATTTTTTAGTATATATAACAATGGATATTAAAACAGAAAAAGATCACGATGATTGGGTGACACCCAATTCTGACATTTTACATAAATCAGATATCAAATGGGTAGAAGCAACTGAACCACAACCGCTAAATGATTATGAAATTGATATGCTGAAAGGAACAGTCACTGCTGAAGAACTTCTTAAACAAGAAAAAGAATATATTCCTAAAGAACTAACACCAGATGAAATCGTTAAACAAAAAACAAAATCATTTATGTCTATGTTTAAAATTATTTCATTAGATGTATTAGGATATACACCATTTCAAGATACCCGAAACTTTTCAAAAAAACAATCTAACGCATATATGGATGAAATGAAAAAGAGGATTCAAGAGTATGATGATGGTAAAGAAAAAGAGATTAAAGAACGGTTTAACGATATTTGTAATGAGAAAATATTTGCTACCAATACAGACGTTTCAGTATTTGGTATAGGACTATAAATTTTATATATTAATTAATATTATTGTAAAAAATAATAATACTAATAATAATATATAAAGATTTAACATTTATATTTATAATAAAATGAGCGGACAACCGTATAAATATGCAAGCGATGTCGCAAACTATAGACAAGAATATATGAACTCGTTGGGATTACGTGCTAATATTGATGTCATGAATTACCAAGCTAATAAAGCTTATAAAGAAACTGGTGCATTACCACCTCGTTCACAAATGAAAGATAACAGAGATACATCTGACATTTTGATGGATACTGAAAAATTAAAATTATCTATCGTAGCTGACTTCAAACCAGTAGCAGGACCCAATATGGCAATGGCAATCATTCAACGAGTTCAATCGTCACCTTTAAATGGCGATGGTTCTTTCTTCGTATGGCTTGCACAGAATGCTCCCGAGTTGGTTATGCAACTTAAGAAAAAATATAAATTAGGTATTGCAGGTAATGATAACGATGTAACTACCATGGTTTTATTTTTACAAACTTTATTCTCAAAAACTAAAGAACTGAATAGTTCAGTTAAATCTGCTTTTGATAGACCTATTTCGTCAGGTGCTTCGACATTAACATCTGAAGATTATACTAATATTAGTAAACAATTTAATAGTATTTATTTAAAATTAATTTCAACTAGACCATTGAATCCGTTATTATCTAAAATTAAAGAAAGTTTAGACTCTATGGGTCAAATATTTATTCCATCTAAACGATATGACATTGTTCAACGGGCGTATTTACACGCTGCACAGATTCTTCCATCTGATCCTAATTATATTAACGTATTAAATAATTCTGGGTACAAAGAATGGATCGATTATAATGAAAATCTACCAAGTCCAACAGAAGTAAATGCATTAATATCACAATTAGAAAAATCAGAATTAAATGCAAACGCATCGTTGAGTTTAAGAATTTTATCAAATTTATTGTCTCTGCTACCAACTGTTCAAACGTCTAATAGGATGAATCAGTTATCAACTTATATGGTGATGTGGCATTCTGCATCTGGTATATTACGTGTTCAACGTGATGCAACCCAATCAGTAACACCAGCCCCACGTGCTCCACCACTTCTTCCTGCAACAATTGGTGCTGCACAAGCTATAGGTGATGCAGTTGCATCTATTATATTAGAAACTATATGGGATATTTATGATGCGAATAAAGATTCTAGTAATAGCGTATTTGATTTTAAAAATGATGCAATTCAAGCAGTAACCAGTCAATTTACACCAACTGAATTAAATAGAATTAAAGCAACACCTGCAAATATAGGGACCGCTATTGACTCATATACACGTAGTAGTTTAAATACAGTTGGACAAATTATTAGTGGAGATGACATAAGCACTTTTGTTAGTAGAGAAGAAGATAAAATGAAGGGTTTCATGCGACAAGAACGGATGATTGGGTTCGGTTTGAAGAAACCATCAGAGAGTCCCAATGGTTTGAAGAAACCATCAGATAGTCCCAATGGTTTGAAGAAACGACCAGGTCGTCCTAAAGGTTCTGGACTTGTTAAACCAATGAAAGAACGAATTGATAATTCTAAAGGTGTAAAACAAGGAGCTACTCAAATCCCTTTCGGTAAGTATATCATCAATAAAGATAAATTAGATAAAGATATTTTTTATATTCTTGATGCTAAGAAAGGATACTGTGTAAAAGGTTATCCGCAGAAACGAATCAGTAAGGCTCTAGGTTGTGTTGTTCGTAACATCATCGGAGGAAGTGTTCCAAAGTTTGAAGACCTTCAAAATTTAGATGATGATGACAAGGAATATTTACACACTGTATCAGGTAAAGCAGGTATCCTTGATAAGCTTTCAATTCCTTCACCTAAAAAAGATAAAACTGAAAAAGATGTTCACGAGTTTGAAGTTATGAAGGGAGAGATTATGGCGGGTAATGATTCAAAAGAATTAATTAAGAAATTCAAGATGGTTTTGTTAAGGTTGTCGAAAAACGGTTCTATTCCTAAACGTGAAAGTCATGAGATTATGGAAGATTTAATTAATCTTGGTTATTAATTAATAATAATAATATAATAATATATATCCATTTATATTAATATATCCAAAATAACACTATAAAATATAAACTTAGTAAAATGTAAAAAGATACTATACTGAGAGACTTTTTAAAAACCGTGTTTTTTTGGTATACTTTGGATACTTTTGGTTTAACTATTATAAAGATTAATTTTTATACAATAATAATAAATGTCATATAATTATAACCCTAAAGTAGAACACCCGAATAGTATGTTACCACAGATGGTATCAGAAGGATTTAAACCACATTTTTATTTTGGTGGGTCTCAAATCCCTATAGCAATACATCCAGATATGATGGGTAATGGAATTAAAATACCTTATAAATCTTCTGTAGAAGAACAGAAATGTGTGTCATGTAAAGGTGAAGGTTTTGGGTCTGGTCTTAAAACTTCTTCATCAAAAAATGGTAATATTAGATTACCTCAAACTTATTTTAACAAATGATAACAAGTTATAAAAATCATATAAACATTAATATTATTATATACTATAATAATAATGTTTGTTTTAGTTTTAAATGCAACAAATCTAGTCCAAGATGGACAAAATAATAAATTAGTTTATAAATTTCCTAGTTCAATGGAATTAACTAATAAGTATCTAGCTGTATCTAGTATTTCTATGTATTATTCATGGTTTAATATTACAGAAGCAGAACAAAATAATACTATTAGATATACATGGTTAAGTGGTCAAAATACCCGTACAGAGTATTATATAGTTATTCCTGATGGTCTGTGGGATATATATACAATTAATCAATATTTACAATTTAAATTTTTAGAATACGGGACTTATTATAGTTCGGCGACTGGTACAAATTATTATCCGTTTGAATTACTTATTAACGTTAATAGATATGCAGTACAACTAAATACTTATTTGATACCTACAACACTTCCTGCAGGATATACAACACCTAATAATTTTCCTGGGTTACCAAATGTTAAGCAAAATGTAGTCGTCAGATTTGAGACTAAATTTTGTGATATTATCGGATATCCTTTAAACTTTGTTACAGTGACAAATGTTGGAAATGGTGCAGAATTTCCAACACCAACAAAATCGTCAAATTATGCAGCTAAAAATGATATGGGAACTGTATCATATTTATCTAGTACTTCACCACAAATTCAACCTAACAGTAGTATATTATTTTCTGTTTCTAATATTAGTAATCCATATTCTCAACCATCTAGTATTATTTACAGTTTAAATAGTAGCGTAGGGATCGGTGAGCTTATTGTAGATAAACCACCAAATTATTTATGGACTAAGATGATCGACGGTGTATATAATGAATTACGTTTAAGTATGTTATCACCAAATTTAAAACCTATTTCAATTAACGATCCTAATATGACAATCCTTTTAACTATTAAAGATAAGGATGATATGGTATAAGGAAATAGTTTATATATATAGTAATGGACGAAAACTATGTTAATAAATTGATTGATGATATTCAACAAGAAAGAACTAAATTATTTAATGAACTAAAAGGTGATACTGAATTGACTCACACTAATTTCATCAGTTTAAAATTATCTACTATTGATACGATGTTTAAAGCAGTATTGAAATTAAGGAATGTAATGATTAAAGAAAAACTAAAAGTAAATTTTTAAACACAATTAAAGATTTAAAAACTTTTAAACTAATAAATGGTATATAATACAGCGAGAAACGCAACCCTACCTCACCATAAATGTTGTAACCTATCGGCTATATCTGCTAATGGTTCTGCAAGCGGTAAAGGGATGAAATTTGTAGGTAATGGAATCGGTGGTGTTCTTTTACAAAAAGGTGGACCAGGAGGTGCATCATCTTATCAAGATATGGAAGATTATATCGCTACCACTGGAATTAACCCGTATACTCGTGCAGGAGCATCTAAGTCTAAAGGTTCTGGTATCCCAAGCTCCATCACTAATAAATTATCTAAATTAAATATAGCACCACCTATCGAAGGAGTGAAACGCAAGAACATTACAATGAGCTTCTAAAAAACATAAATTTTATAAAATGATTATCAAATCAATTTATAAATATCGTTTTTTATTTAAAGATTAATTTAATATCTATAGTAATAAATGAGCGATAAATTAGTATTCGACCTATCTCAAGAAGTAGAAGGAAGCCCTAATGTCTTTGTACGCAAGGACTGGGTTAATATTTTAGATAATAATAATCAAAATTATAACAGTAATCAGTCTGTAATTGATACATCTCAATTAAGTAACAGTAATAAATATATGTCATACCGTGAAGCGTATGCAGTAGTCCCAATGCTTTTAACAATTGGAAGTGGTAAAGGTGACCAAACATTCACACCCTCATCTACTATAGCTGGTGAAGCGAGTACTGTTACGTTTTGTCCATTTGAAGAAGCAGATAGTGCAATCGGTCTTAAAAATTGGTTTGGACAAATTGTTCACAGTGTGACACTCGATTATAACGGAACTACATGCATTCAACAAACACCATATATTAATATGTGGAATTCTTTCAAACTAATGACATCATTGTCGTTAAATGATGTATTAACCCAAGGATGTAAAATTGGATTTTATCCTGATGATGCTACATCGTTTCAATTCTTTCCAACTGGTGTTGGATCTAACTCAACAACATCTCCAAACGGTGGTGGTGCTTCTCCTGAGTTTATTATGCCTGGTGTATGTAATAACACTAATCTTATATTTGAATCTCCCACAGAGGGCGGTTTACAAAGTTTTAGTGCTGGTTTAGGTAATAAAGGATATGCTGAAAGAATCAATTATATTAATTTTGATGGCGATGCTTTAGTATCAAACAATTTAGTACATGTAGCTTATAATACTACGCCTGCTGTTGGTTTGGGTGCAACAACTGCAAAATATTCTAGTTTACTTTTTAGTAGTGCATTAAACGATTTATGGAAATCTCATGTGATTCAGAAAAAAAATGGTATTTATACTGTACCCACAATGGTTTCTGGTGTTCCTGTAAACATAACTAATGTACAACCTGCACTTTTTCAAGTTGCTGTAACTGCTGTAATTTATCTTAAACATCTTCATAGTTTTTTTAATATGTGTCCTCTTCTTAAAGGTGTGTTCATGAAAATGACACTAAATTTAAATAATACGTCAACAACATTAATTCAATCTATGTTCACTGCTATAAATTCTATACCAACCAATTGCGGTATGCAGATTAAATCGGTTTCTAATTCTATTGGTGGCGTAAATCCGTTAATGATTACGTCAACAAGTGCGTCAGGATCTTTCCGTAACGGTGGATCAGTTCTTGCTGGTTTCTCTCAGGCTAGTGCTGGTGGTAATTATGGTAAGACGACCGATGGGAATGGGACTTATAACTGGACATATACCGCTAATATTTCTGTTGGTGAAAAATGTCTTGATTCTAAATTAACATCTATGGATAATATCCAAACTTCTGGTATGTCTAAATCTATTTATTTATATGTACCTGCCTACACATTTAACCCTGAGTTTGAACAAGCATATTTATCTACTCCAATCAAACAAATTAAATATACTGATGTATATCAGTATCAAATTAGTAAAATTGGGGCGGGTGATACGATCAACAGTCTTGTAACTAATGGTATCGCTAACATCAAATCTATTTTAATCCTTCCGTTCTATTCTCCATCTGTTGGTACAGATATTACAAACCTTCGATCTGGTGTAACTGTAAGTGCTAATACTGGTATAGTAACTGGTATCCCTGTATATCAAAGCCCTTTCGATCCTGCGGGAACTGGGTGCACTTCTCCACTATGTCATATCACCAATTTCAATATTCAAATTTCTGGACAGAATACCATCTATAACATGCAAAAATATGGATTTGAACAATTCAACAATCAACTTTATGGGCAGAACTCAGTAAATGGCGGACTTACTGATGGACTCACTTCGTCACTCATTGGTCGTCAAGAATTTGATATGGAATATTGTTACTACTACGTCAACGTTGAACGCATGCTTCCCGTTGAAATGGCTGTTCCTAAATCTGTTCAAATTATTGGTCGGAATTTGTCGGCTAAAGCTTGTGATTATATGGTATTTGTTGAGTATGGTAATGAGATCGCAATTGATGTGCTTACTGGTGCACGTGTTTAAAATTATATTATTAATTATTAGATAATGAATTATATTTAAAAAGATATTACTATTTATAATTAAAAATGAGTTCTCTACAAATAGACATCAGTCCATCGCAATTTAGGAAAATTAAAAAAGGTTTACCTGTTCGTATTAAAAAAGGAACGGGTTTTAATCTCCTTGTTCATCCTAACACATATAATATCGTATCACGTTCTTTTAATAAAGGAGTTGGTTCTCAAGTAAGACTAACTCCTGAAGAGATTGCGATGAATCATTGGGGCTCACCTGAATCTCATAACCCATTATCATCTGCTGTTAGTCCATCGACACCAGTTGCACCAGTTGTTGGTTCTGGGATTAGAACATCAAATTCACACAGTAAATTATACGAAGCACTAAACGATGAACTAGGTACAAACTTTGGTTATTTATCGAGTGCTGGTATCAGTAACGCTATGAGTCAGAAGCATGCTGCATCACTTGCTAAAGCTGGTATTGAAGCACGATTTAAACCAAAATCTAAAGACCATACAATGAACCGAACACCTACTCATTTGATTCAAGGGTCTGGACGTCGTGACACTGGTATTGTAGGTAAAGGTTCTGCTTTAATGTCATCGTATACTCCTCCCGCTTTAGTTTCTCAACCTTTTGGTGCAAATTATCAATTTCAGTTTACACTACCTCCTCAATATCAACATTTTGAACATTAAATTATATTATTATATATAAAGGTTAAATATTATATTATATTATATATGTCATTAACAGATTTACAAATTAAAGACCTTGCTAAAAAAATGAGTATTCCATTAGGTGGAGTATTTTTTAAAGATGAACTTCCTAAATTAGAATTTAATAAATTTTATATGATTAATATTGAAGATAGTGAAGATGAACAAGGAAACCAAAACAGCGGAACGCATTGGACATGCTTACAGATGGTTAAACATCCCAAGGGACAAGTTGAAAAAATTTACTTTGATCCCTATGGAATATCACCACCAGAAGATGTAAAACGAGCCGTTGAACAAACCACAAACACGAAAGGGTTGCCATATACAGAAAAAGATATTCAGAGTCTGATGAATAATGCATGTGGATGGTATTGCCTTGCGTTCGGTCATTTCATTAATGCGTCACAATATAGAAGCGGACGACTGATGGAAGATGTGGAGTCCTTCTTATCTATGTTTGAAGATTTAAATAAATCAGTAGACTTTAAAAAGAATGAATATATTTTAAAACATTTTTTCAGAAGTGAAGAACCATCTCTACGTAAAGAAATTGATGTCATCACTGAAGAAGATACACCTGGAGGTATAGATGCGTTTAAGATTCCTATGGATGTTAAAAATATGTAAATATATATATAAAGGTATATTGATTATACTATATATATAATGAGTGAAGAAACTATTAAGTATAGTTCGTATACACCTGCTCAAAAGAAAGCATCTCAAGTATACCGATTAAAAAATAAAGATAAGATTAACGAACAACGTAAGAAATATTACCAAGCCCGTAAAGAAACGGACCCGTTATTTCTTGAATACAAACGTAAGAAAGCTAAAGAATATTATGTTAAAAAGAAAGAACAAAAAGCTTTAATTAAACCTGAATGCAAAGATGATGGTGAAACTTTAGCCGATGTATTAAAAGAGTTACAAGATGAAATAAATGAAGACCCAGACGTTGAAGCTACTGTTACAGTATATGATAAAAAAATGATTAATGATTTGAAAGAGTTAATGAAAAATGATAAAAAAATTATTTCATCTGCTATACTTAAGACTAAAGTAGTGGATGTAATAGATGTAAAACCAACAGTCGAACCAGTGAAAGAGATGAAAGCAGTAAACGGTGCCATGCACGTGTTTGTTGTTCCAGATGAAGAACCTAAAACAAAGGCTAAACGAATCCGTAAGGTCAAGCCTTTAGTTGTTGAAATTCCACCCATCGGAGATATTGCACCTCTACCAAAACCACCCAAGAAATCTAAGAAAGA